CCACCTAGAGAACCATAACCACCCTGAGGATTTTCATCACCAAGAGCACCTAGGATGATAGGAACCTGTGCGTTCTCTCCATCCATGAAGAAACCGATAACCCAAGAATTTATTTGTAACTGGTGTACACTACCAATACCAGATCTCTGTGGAGAGGTGACGGGCATCATTACCAACGCCCATGGTAGATCTTTTGTAGGTAAATCAATTTTACTAGGACTATGGTAACCCATGATCCTAACCTTTACCTTGTTAGTCCAGTCCCAATCAAAGTTTGTTTTACCTGCTAGAGCTGCTAGTAAAGGATTAGTTCTGGTTGCAACATTGACTGCACTGCCAGCAACGTTCTTGGCAAGGTCAGATAAAAAGTGACCACTACCATCGTTCTCAACTTGTCCTACGAACCAGTTGAAACCATCTTTACCTATAAAATTAGCGTTACCTTCACTCATGAGTTCATACTAGGCATTGAGCCAGGACTATCTGTATACAAAATACATTTGGTTGACATCTTATCGTCAGCAGACAAGAACTGCTTCTCTATCCTACCAATAACATAGAAACCACTATTCTCATAGTCTGTATCTCTGTCTTTGCCTTTGAACGTTAGTAGTTCTACTACGTCACCGACTGTCAATTCATTCGTACCAATATATTCTACTTCGACTGCTTTACTATAAAATAATTTTTCCCTGAGGGATGCTTGGGACAGTTGCCTTGTCATTCCCTTACTGTATGTACCTTCAGTAAAGAGTGCAGTATCCATCACTTTAGACATAATACGAGTGTGTGCGTTATCCCTATCAAACTTCTTGTAGTACTCTGGTGCTACAAAGTTAGGGTTCATTAGGGGTACTTCCTTGTAATATTTAGTTATGTTAAAGGGATGCTCTACGTAATTCATATCCTTTACATCCAATGTCATTACCATACTATTGTATGATCCTATGTTCAATCCCTTGAGTACATCAAAGCTAGAGACCACTGACATCTTATCAATAGGTATGATACCTTTGTCTGTATCTTCCTCTCCCTCTTCGGGTTGGTGACCCACCACAAATTTTTTAACTGGATCCTTACGAGAGAAGTTATCATAGGACTCAAAGTTATACCCTCTCTTGTTCTGGTAGAAACAATAGCCTGCAGATGCATTCTTAGTTCCTTTCTTCCTTGCAGGTATAGATTTAGCACACAACCATTTGATCATAGTATATGGTGACCAGTATGGTGATATGAAGGAGAATTTATTCTGAGTATCCTCTATATGAATGTCATACGTTGTGTGTAAGACATCTTGTAAGATCTCTTTCTTCACTATATCATGGATCTTACGCCCACCACCTTTACCAAATCGTTTGGATAATTTAGTAGCAGCGTTGTTTACGAAATCGTATGTACATATTAATAAGGTAGCTTTAGACTTACCATCCTTAGTAGTTCTATCCTGTATGTCATATATGACTCCGTTGATCTGATAGAAATTAGTAGGATCCTCTGTGTCTTCCCATCCAATGAATACTGGTTCCATACCCTGTAGTGCTGACACTGCTCCAGTACCACTATCAGTTATCTGTGCTTCCAATCTGATAGATGCACTTCTAATATCCTCAGTATACTTTAAGTATAGGATATGATTGGGTGTCATAGGAACTGGTTCGTCTACGCCTGGTACGGAGATAACGAAATGCCTTAGTGAAAAATTTGACTTACTATCTTGCATTAGAATTGACTCGTTTCTGCGTAACTATCAAAGTATGGACTGTACTTGATCTTAGGTATAGCTTCATCTCCACCCTGATCCATGCTGCTACCACCACTACCTTTCGGTGCACCTGGCATTGGCATTGCTGCGATACCTGGTGTTGGGTTCTTAGCTTGATCAATGATCTCTTGCTTCCTTTGGTTCTCTTCAGTGATTACATTCTCTGTTAGTTCATTGAGATTAGTTGTTTGATCACCACCTCTAATCTTATTGATAATACCACCACCAAGTGACGCAGCCATACCCATTGGTGTGTACTTGAATGCTTTCTTAGCAAAGTTACCTGCACCCTTGAAGAAACCTCTCACACCTTTGTTCTCAGTGATGTTCTGGAATTTGTCCTTAGCAGCACCTGCAGCTTTCATGCCTAGACCTACAGGACTATACTCAAATGCTTTCTTACCAAATGACTTCAGTCCACCACCTATGCGGCCTAATAATCCTTTGCCATCACCAATATATCCTGGCATATAGCCAGGTGCGGTAGCAAAGTCTGGTATTAATGGGTCTCCCTGTGCAGGTGGTAGTGCAGGTGCACCACTAGGAGAGCCAGCAGCACCACCAGAGGCTGCTTTACCCATCAACCACTGAACACCTAACTCAAATACATTCTTACCTTTGTTTGCTTCATATTGTTCTATCTCTTTATCTTTCTTTGCCTTCTCTTCCTTACTGAGATCAACTGCATCAACATCAATGACATCGGGTGCTGCTTCTTCAGTGGGTGCTTCAGGTGTTGGGAGTTTGAATGCAGATGATAATACCTTTAAATTCTTTTTGATGACTGTAGTACCTTCACCCTGTGTTGGTGTCTTGGATAATAGATCAGTCAAACCTGCAGCAGCTGCCTTTGATGGCAATGTCATTGCAGTTTGGAATGCTTTCTTAAATTTCTTGTCTATCTCAAAGTCTTCAACTATAGCAGATGCAGCTTTGTCTATCGGTACGATAGCATTGCTCTCTTCTAGTGTCTGGTATGGTTCTTCAGTAGGTTCAGATCCTAAATTTTGTGCAGTAATATCAATGATAGGTTGCATACCTACAGCACCACCCTTTTTAAATGGTACTTCCTTATCTTCTGACCCAGATCCCTTGATATTCAACGGGGGCATCATATTATTAACGGGACTTAGATCCACGTTACGGTTCATTGCCTGAACTGATACTCCACCAACCTCATCTAATGACTGTATTCTTTCACCAAGTAAGAAATCCTCACGTTGTTCCTTACGTGTGAGTACCTTCAATATCAGGTTACGATCAGTAAGTAACTCAGCAAGACCATCAAACTTGTGGTTTAGATTTCTAAACGTCGTTAGCAGTTTATCTCTATACATATGCCACCTCTACTCTTGTACCCTTACCGAATGGATCTACGACATGGTGACGCATGACCTGAGGATCAAGTTTTGAAACCTGTGGAGGACCAGGTATCACTACAGTAGGACCAGGAATTACCATAGGTACACCAAATGCTACAGGTTTATCCTTACCACTCTGTGACACTGGTGCATTCATTACAGTCTGTCGTTCTGGTGATACGTTTGGTGCTATGGTATTAGTTGTAGTAGATGACTGTAGATCTTTTGGATCACCTTTCTTAAATTTCTTTTTAAGGAAGTCACCAATAACTGATACTAACTTACCACCTGTGGTAGTTGCTCCACCCTTATCTCCCTCCTTTGGTAACCACTTATCCTCATCTGGTTGCACGTACTTATCTCTTGGTTCATTGTTTATGAAGTCAAAGTGAACTGGATCTGAAGGACCTTCCCAATGGAATCCATGCTTATGACCATGCTCTCGCATCCAGTGGTTTGCTTCTGAGTTCTGATCTATATCAACAGCCCATCCTTGTTGGTGTGGTGACATACCTTGGGGTGCAGGTGTTATGACATTAGGATCATCCGCATTATCTAACAAATCTTGCTGCTCCTGTACACTTCTGAATGCACTGGTAACAGAACTAGGTAGGTTGACACCATCAGCTGCAGCAGCTGCACTGACTTTCTTCCATGCAGACTCCGTGGGAGGATTCATGGTTATAGTTTGACCAAACATATCTTTACCTGTACCTAGTGGTGTAGGTATAGGTTTACTTCTCTTTGCTCTATTATCTTTAAACTTATTGACCTGAGCACCAAGAGAACCTGCCAATCCCTTACCAAAATTCATCAGACCTTTTATAGGTCTTTCAACTGCCTGTCTGACTGCAGGTGTAGGACCTGAGCCAGGACCACCCTTGTCTGCAGGTCGGAATGGATTAAATGCTTGGTCTGGTCTTCCTAATAATGGAGGTGCTTCCCCTTTCTCAAATGATTCATCACTCTGACCTCTCTGTGCCAGATCATCTTCCATCAAATCTTTCCATGATGCCTTATCTTCATCAGGTATGCGGTCGTTCCTACCTTTATTCCACCATTCTATAGGATTAGGTAGTCCAAAGGATCCACCTTTGACCTTTAGAGTTCCCAATCCAAATAAATTTTTCAGTTTATTAATCTGTGACAGCACCTTCCCCTTACTTGGAGTCGATGGCAACGAGTTCAGGAATCCAGTCGTGGCTTCCAACATGGTCTTTGAACCCTTCTTGTATATACTGTTGATAGCATCCCCAAGTTTCTGCATTGGAACGACTATCTCTGGACCTGCTTCACCTATGAGTGCTTTGGTCGGTTTGGTTATTGCAGCAGCACCCTTCCTAATTTTTTTCCCAATATTTTTTGCTACGCTCTTTGCTTTTCCAAATCCTTTTTTAAATGACGCTGCTATCTTACCGAAGTCAGGCATCTTTGGCATCTTAAATGCATTAGGATCTGGTATCGTACCATGTAG